TTATTTTTGAATTAAAATGAACCTAATATGTATGGAAATGTATCATTTGGTTTCTTTGTAAATATCATAAAATAATATCTTCCTGACCATTTCTTTACATTACATACTATTGCTTTTTGTAAATACCAACCTTTTTCGTGTATTTCTTTCATACGTTTGGGTGTCATTGCGTCCCAACAGTTATAATTAGCTAAAAAACATATTCCTTTCTCTGTTCTGTCCATAAAATAATTTAATAGCTTTATAAATGAGTTCTCACGTTTTCCATTTATTTCTAAACGGAATGGTGGATTTGTAATTACCCAATCTATTTTACCATGATAAGATGTATAGCATTTACCTTCTTCTAATTCTGTCCATATATTTGTAGTATTGATTGGAAAGTTTCTATAAAAATTACCTTCACCTTTGAATGGTTCAAATAAAATATCGCCTTCTTCATATGGTACATATTTAATTAATTCTTTGCACAATGTTTCTGGTATTTGATGAAATAAATATGTTTCTCTATCCATTATAATTAAATAGAAAATAAAATATTAAATAATTATTTATTTATTTTTTGAATTATTTTTAGAGTTTCCTTCATTTCATAAACATGGCGTGGTAGTATTGCCTTATTTATGAATTGTTTATTTACTTTTTTCATTTTTTTTGACCACATTACATAATAAATATGATAATTAAATAAAAAATCATTTTCTTTTTCTTTTTCTTTTATTTCTTTATTTTTTACGTGTCCATCTGTTTTTATATGACGATTGAAATCTCCTAATAATTTACATTTGAAATTGGGGCAATATTGGCAGTCCATATGTAATAATTACATTTATATTTTTATATGCATTTATGGGTTAATGTAATGATTACATTCGCTTTCTATGTTTTCCTCCAATTCTTCCTTGATTTGCTAATCCTAATGTGCTAATGGTAACAAAATCTTTTCCAAATTGTCTTGGTGTATAACCACCAATACGTCCTATTGCTTGAGGGACTCCACCCATGTCATTGATGTACGTGGGATTCATAAAATTAAGAGCTGGTGTTAATTTATGACCAAAGTTTGATAATGCTTTCCAAGCTCCACCTTTACCTCGTCCTAAAATATTTTGGTGATGTTCTACAAGTGGATTCCACGATTTTGATTCAATTGTTTCTTTTACATTTGGTGTCATTAATGATACTAAATCACCACTGGATCTAATCACATCTACACCTTCATGTTTATCACCTAAAATAAATGGATTCACTGCAACTGCTTCATTTGTTAGACCACGATTCGCAAGATTTCGTAAAGCTTCACCTGCTTGTGAATGTCCTACATTTGTAATGTTTTCTTTACCATATTTTTCTATTGCTTTTTTTTGTATATTTTCTATATCTTTGTATCGTTTTGTTGTGTGATAGAGTCCCAATGGTACATACGCGTTATTTGCCCAATCTAGTAAGTCGCTTGTTCCTGCATTTGCAATGACGACTTTTCCTTCAGGATTTACATATACTTTGTTTTGTTTGCTTGATAATTGTCTATCTAATTTATATCCATTTACTTCATTCGCATTCTTTTTTCTTGCGTAAGATGCAGTAATAAAATCTTGTGTTTCTTTTTTTGTTAAACCCATACCTACACGTATTCTACCATTTGCTTTTGCACCACCTTTAAATCCATGGTCTATTGCCATAAGTAATTTAACCTGTTTCAAGGCATTAGCTTTTGTTGTGTGCGATGAATGAATTACACCTGTTTGTGCATTTTTTACGCTGTAATATGGCTGATTTCTTATTTTTCGTATGACATATGGCATTATATATATATTAGATATTTTCGTATTCTATATAATCACTTCTTATAATGCACGTATTTTTATGTAATTCATAGCCAAAATTGACTACTTTGTAATGTGGTAAATCACATTCTTCTTTTACTTCTTCAAATGATGGATTATAATTTAATATCATAATTCCCATATTACTTGTTAAATAATTTGTATAATCCATTGGTACATCTAATACAAAATCATCAATTAATTCAATTATTTTATCTTTATACGTGCTACAATCTCTAGTCAAATAATTACGAGCTAAATATGAACCTTTATGCCAATCTCCGCGTGTTAATGGACGTGCAAAATTATGAATCAAATGACATACATCTTCAGGTAATTCCATTATTAAATATTAAATTAATTATTTAATATTTAATCATTTATTTATTAATTATTTTCCCAATAGGTTGGCAGTTGGTGGTTGGCAGTTCATTTCCAACCTCTGTCCTATAATATAAAAAAAATTAGTATAAGGACTCACTAACTTAATTTTTTTTTTTTTTTGGCTTAAACTCTGGAAAGCAACCCCCAACCTCCAACCCCCAACCTTTACCAACTTCTAATCCCAACTATTTCCCAACTATATATGAATAGGTTCTCTTATACGAATACCATACCAAACTTGTACTGTTTTACCATGTTCTTTTTTAGCTTTACTTTTTACATTTTCAAACTGATTTTTTTCACAATATTTATTAATTTCTCTTCCAAACTTAGTAGAAGTAATGTTATTTTCTTCACATAATTCTTTAAAATCAACACTTGGTATATAATCTGTTATTTTATTAGTAATTTCATAATCTTGTAATAATACATTAATAATATTGACTTCTTCAATACCCCAACTCTTTTTAGAATTAGATACACCTTTAGGTTCATCTACTAACCAACCATTACAATAATGTTTATATGTATCCATTAATAATCGTAAAAAATGTTGTTTAAACTTATCTGTTAAGATTTCTTTTTCTATTTCAGGATCTGCTTTTAATTCATCTAGTTCTTTTGGTTGTGAAACATATTTTTTAGCATAAGGAATAACTTTTAATCTATTATCGGTAGCTTCATCATAACCACTAATTTTTGGAATATCATTTGCAAATAAAATAGCCATAAACATAGGCACAAAACTTGTTTCTTCTCCACCATGAGAACGCCCAATTAAAGCATCACCACCAGATGCAATCTTTTTAATTGCATTGGCATTTAATTCAACAGTCATTTTTAATTCATTGGAAAAAATAATACGCTTATGTTGAATTAACATAGCCCATCTCATTTGTTGTGCTTCATCAGCAGTAGATTTACTTACTGCCAAACTTTCTGCATTAAAATTACCTATATAATCACCACCAGCATGTAATAAGGCTTTTGCAATTAAAGATTTACCAGCACCTGATTCACCCAATCCAAATAAGATTCGTTTTGGATTATCAGCAAATAATGCTCTTGCTAATTGAATAATAAAATAAGTACCTATTTCTTCTCCTAATGGATCTTTAAATAATCGTTGAAAAATACTATCCATGTATTCAATATCTGGTTTTTCTAAATAATTTTGATGTATTTTTGCATAAAAAACAACTTTTGGATCAAATGGATTCATTGTACCTAATTTACCATCATATATACCATTATTAAACAATAACATATATTTTGAAGATTGTGATGATATTTTACGCCATTCAGCATCAATACATAACATTTTCAAAGAGTTTAAAACTCCAGTTCTTCCAGAATCATTTTCTAATTGTTTTCCTTTTCCATATTCATATGCAATTCGTTTTTTAATAATATCATCATTAGACCATAAACCAGTTATTTCATCAAAAACCCATAATTCTTTTTCGCAATATTTCCAATGTGGATAATCATTTATTAATAATTTTGCAGTTTCAATTTCAGTTTTTTTTTCATCTTCTTCTTCAGGTAATGAATGTAATTCATTTTCATTTACTTCTTCACTATGTAATTTATAATCTAATTGTACGTTATAAGATTTAATAAGTTCTTCTAAATCTCGTAATAATGTTTCATTTTGATAATGATTACCATATATCATCAATCCATCAAACATTAATGACATGATCTCAAATCCTTTTTTATTTAATTCATTTACAATAATTTGTAAGATTTCATTTTCAAAATGACACAAAATACGATTAATATTACTACCAAGAAAGTTATATGTTTTTGTAGGACGACAATTCCATATATGAATTAGATCATCTTCTTGAATAAGTTTTGATTGGATTTCTTTCATTTCTTTATCAAACTTTTTTAGAAACTCACTCTTATGTCGTCTTGATTCCCAACTTGTATTTACCATTTTTAAAATAGTAGTTTTCCAGAAATCATTTGATTTTCCAAGCTGTGATGTAAGATTAGTTAAGATTTCATTACGTTTTACACAATATTCACGTAATTCAGGACATGATATATTATATTTATCACATAACCAAAGTAATATTTTTGGGTGTGCATTTTTCATATCAATATCAGTACAAATACCTTTACAAAGAAAACCTCTAAAATCTTTAGCTATTCCTTGAATAGAATTGCCACAAAATAAACGACCACCTTCACCAACTGGTGTAGCATCTGTATATTTATATAATCGTTTAATAACTCCTTTAGATTTAATTAAATCTTTTAAAAAATCTTTAAAATCTCTAAAATATACTTTTCTATCTTTTTCACTCTCACATTTAGGTGTATATTTTTTAAACATATCATAATCAATGCGATTTAAAAGACGAAGACGTTCAATTGGTATTTTTTCTTCTAGATTCATATATATACTGTTAAGAAAAAATCTTTATACTTCTTCCTTAATTAATTAATTCCTAAATAAAAGAATTAATTAATTAATAATTTATTTTAGAATTAATTTATAATTTAGATTTCATAGATTCAAGATTATTTAATTCTGTTTGTAATCTATCCTTTTGTCTCTGGACTTTGATTAATTTAATTTGTAACCGACTATGTTTCTTTAGAACATCAATCGCGTTTTCATGGTTTTGCTTTATATTTTCAACAAAATCTTTTCCAAACTTTTGTACATAATAATCAAAAAGTCGGCGCTCATTTAGAACATCTTTGTTCTTGTCATAATAAGCCTTAAAATAATCTGTCCGTGTCTCCATTTATATTACATTAAGAAAAATATTTAAATATCTTTCTTAATTGTATAAAATGATTGAAAAAATCCATACAATTGACAAAGCTTTGAAAATAATTGACCATCAAGTGCCAGATCATGAAGTAGATTTATTTTATCGGTACACATTACAAGAAAAATGGGGAATTACATTAATTATTGAAGAAGAATGCACAAGATTTCCTAAATTATTCAAGTTTTTGTATAAATCTATTTATCCATATTTATAATCTTTGACATATATATGGAAGCATTTTACACAGGTTTGTTAATAACAATTGGTGTTTTAGGATACAAAGAACATGTACAGCTTTGTAAATTACAAAATGAAATGAAAGAATTAAAAACAATTTTGAATCAAAATAAAATAGAATTAAAAAAAAAAGAAATTAAAATATCATTAAAAGATTTATTTGATTGATTTTAATTTACGATTCAAATTATGTAATATTACATAGTCATTGTATGCATTGATTGCATCTATTTTTGTTTTGAAATATCCAATCATAACATATTTATAATTTACCATACATCTACACTCCCATTCTCCATGTGTTTGGCGTATTGTTGTCATAAAATAAATAATAAATAAATAAATAAATATTTTTTTATTTTCTTTTTGATTTAATTTAGCCATACAATATCTGTAGGTAAATCAATTTTATAACAGTAATAGAAACAATCAAAGTTGCAACAATTTTTATTATCATTTGGAATACGTGTAAATTGTATTCTTTTTCGTGGTATAATAATTTGAATATGTTTATCTTTCCAAGCTCTAAAATAGAACGTGTTTATTTTACTTGATGGCAAAATTAAAATAAATGGTTTATCTAAAATCATTAATCTTTTTAATATTTCTTTTATTTCACTAAATGGTGGATTAGAGACAATAATCTCACCTAAATCATTTTCAAAAAAATCAACTTCTTCATGTATTACATCAAAACCTAATTCTCTTAAATAATTTCCAGATGTACCATCACCATAAAAAGCTTCCCATATTTGTTTCTTTGGTATATATTGTTTGATATTTTCCCACGCGTATTTAGGTGTCATATAGTCATCGTGTTTTATAAAAGTCTTTGTATGAAATACTGCCATATAATTAGAAAATAAAAATAAAATAATAATTATTTTTTTATTTTCTTTTTTATTTAATAATGAACCACATTGCAACATCTATCATTCACAAAATACAAAAAGAAAATGATAAATTAAAAAAAATATTAAATCAAATAATAATCCAAATCTATTTTTTTTTAATCTTGCTTTGCATATGTATTCTGTAGCATATTAACACTGGTTCCCATGGCTTGAGCTACATTTTCCATATCTTTTATGGCTGGACTGAACTTATCACTTACAAAGATATTCCTTAACATATTGACACTGATTTTATTACCAAACACACGATTTAAAATACGCGTAATTTGATTAGAATGATTCAATGCTGTACCATCATAAAAACAAAGAAAATGGTCATTCTTTGGCTTAAACTTTAAATAAACTTTCAAAATATCATTTAATTCTTTTGGTACAGCTTCAATCTGTGTCTTGTATGACTTTTGTGTCTTATAATTATTAAAAATAAACACACCATTGTAATAGTAGTTAAACTCATGTTTTGATGTATCTGGACTTACAATCATATTTACATAATCAAGGCTTCTACGTGGTGGCGTGAGCGTGTATAGAGACAAAACAACTAAATCTAACAATGCATTGTATTCAGCTTCATTTAATTCTTTTTTACTTTTTTTAGGTAGATACGCCATGTATTGTTTTTGTTTCTCCATAATGACATCTTGAGATAACCAATTTTCTTCTTGCTTTTCACTTTTTGTAGTATTTGTTTTAAGGTCTGCATTAATTTGTTCCAAATATGGATAATACTTTGCATATAATTTATCATCTTTATTCTTTAATGCTGAAACAATTGCAATTAAATAGGAACGTCCTGTGTTTTTTGGTTTTTGATTAATTTTTTCTAAAATAGATTCAACTTTCTTTAAAAACTTCAAATCCTTAACTTCCTTATCATCATTTAACTTCTTCAAATTGTGCATGTACAGTTTTCTGGTTGTATCTTTAACACCACCAAATAATTCCATTATATAATCTAATAAGATAAAAAATTAATCTAAAATAAATAATTAATTAATTAATCATTTATTTATGAATTATTTTCTCAACTCAAATAAATAGATATATAATTTAAATAATTACCATAAGCACCGTGATTGATACGAAACATATAATATTTTTGCACGTTTAATTCACATTCTAAATCTAATAATAAATGACGTTTAATATATGAACCTAAACGCCAATCTAATCTCAATCCAATAGGTCGGCTATATTCACGTATTAATCCTAAAATATCTTCTGGTAATTCCATTTAAATTATCTTTTTATTTTTAATTCAAGATTTGTTAATTTATCATCAAAACTGTCTTTAATGATGTTATTTTGTTGAAAGATTTGTTCATATTCATTCAAACATGAAGCTAAAAAAGCACGTCCATTTAATTCAGCTCTATGGTCACGTTCTAATCTTAAACAATTGTTTATTTTGATACTCAATAGATAATAGGATTGGTACGATGTATGACTTACATCTAAACGTTTATTTATACCAAGATACAATTGAATTGAACCCATGGTTGCAACAATAAAACCTAAAATACAATTTAAAATGCTTACAGAATCTTGTGAAATGTAATTATTTAATCCAATACTAAATACGGAAATCATTGATGACAAAATGATATTTGGTATTTGAAAATAACGTTGGCAAAAGGTTAAATATAAATAATAATCTTTTGCAATTTTTGCTTGTTGAATACTATTTTGTTCAATTGCTTTTAATTGGTTTTCCACGTCCAAACTCCATTCATGTTCATCTGTCTTATCACTTTGCGTGTCCATCATTTCGCTTCGTTCTAATTGAGGCATAGTTAAAGGTTCTGGTAATTGCACAAATAAGTTTTCCATATATACCACAAATATTTAAGCAATTCTAACAGCCATTAAATATGTAGTTGGTGCACCACTATAAAAAAAGTTTATTGTTGAACCTGCTGTAATTCTATAATATAAGTTTAATGTTCCACCTGTTGATTTTATAATTGCAGAACCATTTGAGTTTCCAGCACCTTGCTGTAAAGCACCTATAGTAAAAGATAAATTGCCATAACCTGAACTTGCGATTTGTTGAGGATATCCTGCTGGGACAGCTGTTGAACCCATATATGTTATATATTCACTAACTGTTACTGTTCCAGAAGGTGATACAACTCGTAAACCATATGAACATTGCCATATACCAACTGGTAAATTAAAAGATAAAACTGATGTTTCTGTTCCTGCTATATTACCTACTGCTGTTACAGCACTAATAAAGGCAGTTAAGATTTGACCTACACCAGTATAACTAGGAACAGTTGTATAATTTAAGTTTAAAATAGGATTATTTATAGTTGTAACAACAGAAGCACCAACACCACCTATATTTATAGCTGATGCTGTGCCTGTACCTAATGATAATGTTGTGGCTGTATCTATAGAACCAGTTGTTATACCTGTAGTTGACAAAATACCTGTAGAAGGCACAAAAGATAAACCACTACTTACTAATTCAGCTTGATTACCTGTAGTTGAAGAAGCTACAAGTGTAGGATATAAAGAAGACGCGCTACTTGTTGATGTAGTTGCTACGTTAGTAGCATTTGTTGCTGAAGTAGCTGATGTTGCTGAAGTAGCTGATGTTGCTGTTGTAGCTGATGTTGCATTACCTGATAAACTTCCTGAAAATGTTGTAGCAGTTAATACACCAGTAGATGGTACAAAAGTTAATCCAGTATTAACTAAATCAGGTAAATTACCAGTTGTAGCTGATTTAAATGTTGGATAAAAAGTAGATGCACTTGTGCTATTTGTAACTGCTACATTAGTAGCATTTGTTGCTGTAGTAGCTGATGTTGCTGTAGTAGCTGATGTTGCTGTAGTAGCTGATGTTGCATTACCTGATAAATTACCTGAAAATGTTGTAGCAGATAATACACCCGTAGAAGGCACAAAAGATAACCCACTACTTACTAATTCAGCTTGATTACCTGTACTAGAAGAAGCTACAAGGGTAGGATATAAAGAAGAAGTGCTAATTGTTGCTGAAGTTGCCACGTTAGTAGCATTTGTAGCATTAGTAGCATTAGTAGCATTTGTTGCAGAATTAGCCGACGTTGCATTACCTGATAAATTACCTGAAAATGTTGTAGCAGATAATACACCCGTAGATGGAACAAAAGTAAAACCACTATTAGCTAAATCTGGTAAATTACCAGATGGTGCTGTTTTAAATGTTGGATAACATGTAGATGTAGTTGTGCTAAGTGAAACTGCCACGTTAGTAGCATTTGTTGCAGAATTAGCTGATGTTGCATTACCTGATAAATTACCTGTAAATGAAGTAGCTGTCAAAACACCAGTAGATGGAACAAAAGTTAATCCAGTATTAACTAAATCTGGTAAATTACCAGTAGTTGCTGATTTAAATGTTGGATAACAAGTAGATGAACTTGTACTAGTTGAAACTGCTACATTAGTAGCTGATGTTGCTGAAGTAGCTGACGTGGCTGTAGTAGCTGATGTTGCATTTCCTGATAAATTACCAGTAAATGTTGTAGCACTAATTGAACCAGTTCCTGTAATATTTTGAGAACCCATTGCAATTCCACCATTTGCTGAAAGTGTTCCTGCTATAGAACATGTTCCTGTAACAGATACAGCATTTGTAGATGAACCCAATGTCACTCCACCAGTTGCCGATGTTCCTGTACCAATTAAGATTCCTGCTGTTCTATTTGTATTTGTTCCTATATTTAATGTAGCACCTGAACCAGTTTGTAATTGACCTATAGATAAAGAACCTGTTGCATTAGTTATATTGTTAATTCCTGAACCAGCTAAATCAATAGATGAACAATGAACAGAATTAGTATTGTTATTTATTTTTATTGTTTTTGTTCCCGCGTCTGCTCCTATTGAAATAGCTGGGTCAGTATTTGAATTACCACCATTTATAGAAGCAAGAATTATTTTACCTGTATTTGAAGATGAACCTATTGTAGTTTGTGTTGAGTTTGCTGAACCAATTGTTAATGGTGTAGCTGTAAGTGTATCAATACTATTTGTTTGTATAGATGTTGATGCTGTAATACTCATTAATATAACATTATAAAATAAATCTAAATTGTTGCGTACCAACTAATTGTAGCAGTAGATGATGTATAAGCAGATGCCCATGTAAAACCTATATAACCACTAAAGCTATCAAATTGATGACTACTCACTCCAATAGGAATAAATACAGTTGTTCCATTAAGATTCAACGATACAATTACTTTTGGTTTTGTTGCATAAGGTGTTGCATAGGTTACAGAACCAGATAAAGAACTTATTACACCTGTTTCACCAGATTGAACTGTTGCTGGAATATCTACCCATTTAACTGTAGTATCTGGTTGTAATTGTAAAAATTGATAATCTGATCCTACTAAATCAGTAAATGTTAATGAACCATTTGTATCTAAACTTAAACCATTTGTTGTGCCAAACACTACACTTGATATACCTGAATAACTACCAGTTGAATTACCTAATGATATATAAGTTGGCGTTATTTTACATTCAAATGGATATGGTGAAATCCTACTACATGATATACTAGGTTCAGTTGCATCTAATAGTATTTGATTTGTTCCTGTATCAAACACGTTATTACTTGTTATACTTGCTGAGTTTTGGTCATAATTTGTTTCATTTCCATTAACATCTACTAATTTTAATTTAAGTTTCAAAGCCATGGATTGACCATCTGTAAGTGATTGGGTATATTGAAATCCATTTTTGAAGTCAGCAAAAAATTGTTTTTTTGTTGTGCCAGTATTATCAGCATCTGTTAATCTAAAAAAGCCATTTGCAAAATAGCCATACTGACTAATACCTATATTTGCACCTGCACTATTAGTAATATAACTACCACAAAATAAACCAGAAAAACATCGTTGTTCACTTGAAAATATATCTCCATCTGTTTGAATATTACTTGTTAGATATGATCCAACAATTGGCGCACCAACACTTGTTTGAGTAAGAACACCTAAACCTAAAGGTAAATAATTTGGGTCAGTTGGTATATCACCTTGTACATTTGCAGTATTTCCACCTAATAAAACATTTTGTAGAGTTCCACCACTATCAGCCCATATAGCATTTCCATCTGCATTTTGCGTAAGAACTTGTTTTGAACTTCCACCTAAACCTGAAAAAGATATAGTTGAACCACCAATATCAAGATTTGTATCACTTGTTGCTTGTATGGCTTGACCACCTGGAAAAAACTCTAATGCTGTATTGCTTAAAATTGAATAATTTGTTCCTGTATTGTCTCCAATATAAATATCACTACTATTAATTTGAGTATTTCCACCTGAACCATTAGCTACTGTTATTTTTGCTCTATTTATTATACTGGTATCATTTAAATTAATTGAATTATTTGCACTATTACCTACTGCAAGAACTTGTTCTAAGTTTTGACTTCCTCCACCACTAGATTGATTTAATTCTTTCACTAACAAAGTATTATATTTTTGATTCAAAACACCATAAGAACCACTCATTATAATAAGCTTATATATTTTTTATATGTTGTTTCTTTTTTAAACAATTATCACGGTGCGTAATAAATTGAAGATTACATGCTCTGTTGTCATATCTATCACAATTTATATGGTCAATTTCTAATTTTTCATTTGTAATTGGTTTTTCACAAAATAATTCAGCAATTACAATATGACATCTACGACGATGACGATTTGCACCTAAACCAATTTTCAAATAAGAATAATCTTTATGACCTGTACGCCATGGTTTTAGAATCCGTCCTGTTTTATCATTCCTAAATCGTCCTTCATTTGAAGCAGAATAATTTTCATTGTATTGTTTCCAAATCTCCATTTAGATTAATAAAAGAAAATAAAAAGATTAATTATTTTTATTTTCTTTTCCTATATTAATGCAATACACGCTAATTAATCCTTTACAACAAGTTCTAACATTTGAAGAATATAAAAAAGCCTTAAAGAAAGCAGAAGCTTTCATGGAAAAGCATCAGTTCTCTACTACAGAAAAAAAACCACGTGGTCGTCCTAAAGGTTCAACAAAAAAAGAAAAACCTGCTGAACCAGCTGAACCTAAAAAGCGTGGTCGTCCTCCAAAAGCAAAGCCTGAAATACCTGTACCAAAAGCACCAGTAGGACGACCTACAAAAAAACCTGATGGTTTTGAAACAATTCATGAAAAAGATTTTGATACATCACATTTTGGAACTGGTTGGTTTGAAAATTATGAAGCAATTAGTAAGACTTTAAATAAGTTTTTTAAAGAACCACAAAATCAATTTCTTCGTATTCACGAAAAGAAATTAGAACGTTATGATGATGATATATGGAAACCTACACCACCAAAAACAATAATAAATATATTAGTTGAAAAATTAATTGAAGAACACAATTCATTTGCAGATAATACAAATCTAGATATAGATAGACCACAAGGACGTAAAAATAAAGAAAGATTAGCTGAATTAGTAAAAGAATATATTATTGAACATTTTAAAGCGGTTTAGCATTGCCACATTTAATGTACATACAAACAATCAAATCATAAGGTAAATCATATTGTTCTTTCAAATCTTCCATATATTTAGTAAATTGTTGTTGTGTATATCCCATCTTAAGCATAGAAACTCTCATTACACACCAACGACCACACGTTTGTGCATCACCTTTTTGAAATCTACTTTTACTCCAATCACACGATTTACCATTTAATAAACGCGTAATTTGTTTTACATTTTCACCCAATATTTGCTTCATACATTTAGATAAAACATTTAGGTCATTGTCATACTTATTACCATAAGAATTGAAGTAAAAATATTTATCATTTTGTTTGTAAAGTATAACCCAATGTCCTTTATTCTTTTCCCATTCTAATAAAATAATTTTAAAATCCGTATTGTTAGGTAATAATTCTTCAATACATGAAAAGTTTGCTAAATCTTTATAAAGTATAATATCTTCTGCTTTTACACCAATTGTTGATTCTAAATCATTACTTGTAAGTGGAATATTACTTATATGTACAAGCTCATCAATATCCATTTATATATACTTATATTTTATAAAAAAGAAATGAAAAAATAATTCATAAATTAATTATTAATTAATTAATTATTTATTTTTGATTTAATTTAGTCGTTGAGAAATAAAAAGTAAAATGATTTCCATAGATTAATTACAGTAAATAATCTAAAAATTGCAATTTAGATTAAAAATGTAAGAAATAGATTAAAAATAGATTATTTTACGTAATAATTTGCAAATTATTACCTATATTAATCTAAAAATGATGATTTAGATTATTTTTCATTCATTTTAGATTATTTTTCATATATTTTAGATTATTTACTGTAATTAATCTAATTCCAACCATGTACATAAATATGTTGAGGATTATTTTCTCTCAACATATTTCTCAACAGCATTAAAAAATAATTCATAAATAAATAAATAAATAATTAATTATTTAATTTTCATTTAATTTTAAATTAAACATACATAAAACTTTTCTTAAATCGTGCAAAGAATATAATGAAAGGTCTGGTATTTTTTCACGATTGATTGATTTGTAATAATCTATAATTAATTGCACTGCTTCCTTTCTTTTTACTTTTTTCATTATATATTTCTTTTTATTTATTTATTACATGTTCGTTCGTAAAAATGCTTTTGCTAAAGGATTTATTTTAGACCTTAAATATGTAATTTCTTTTTGAATTATTTTTTTGTAATTGCTTGGTGTAAGTTTGTTAAATAATTCTAATTTATTTATCCATGAAACTGTGCTTAATCTTTCTTTAATCATTTGTGTAGTATTTACAATTTGTTCAAATGGTAATACGTGTTTGCTATCTATTAACAATAAAAATTGTAAATCATTAGCTATTTTATTTACTAAACCAATATCACTATTAAAAAAATCAATCAATTTCTTTTGTAATGGTATTTTTTCATTTTGTAAGACAAGTAATGAAAATAAACGTTTTAATGCTTTCATCGTATTGTTTTCTTTCGTGTACACATTTACATCTTGTTCTAAATCTTTTTCAATTTCATTTTTTGTTTTTTTAGATTGAAATGGTGTGTTAAATATTATGCTATTTTCAAAAAAAGAATTACCAATTGGCAAAGCATAATCCAATTTAATTAACATATTTTCTTTTAGTGCATCTTCTAATGTTTTTTTATGTCCATGTATTTGGATATATCCTTTAGCTAAATCTTTAGGTGTCCAACGAAGTTTTTTATCTTTTTTTGTTGGGTCAATTCCAGCTTTAAAATCTAAAAAAATAAATGGAACTTTTTTAAATAATTCTTGTAAATGTTTAGCAAATGCTTTCATGGGTTCTGTGATTTTAGAGACAAAATCATAATCTGCACCAAAAAGTATTCCACGATATGAATTAGAACCTAATAATTTAATTTTGTTTTGTATTGAGAATCTGTGCGCGACATCACCTATCTTGTTATTTAGTAAATGAATGGATTTACGTTTCATTATATTATACCGATAATTTTTTCAATAAAATATATATTGATATATTAATATGTCATTTACTTTTGGGGAAGGTGAGACACCTATTGCAACAATTGGAAAACGTACCTTATACCTTAATAAAGAAATGGTTGAAGATGGCAAACGTGGGATTCAATTAAATGGTGATTTAAAGTTTCAACAGATTCCAAGCAATAATGAGCGTGATGTTCTGTACATTTCTGCCATGTCTGGAAGTGGTAAATCATATTATACTGCTGAATATGTGAAACAATACCATAAAAAATATCCTAAAAATGAAATCTTTTTATTTAGCTCTATTGATGATGATAAATGTTTAGATTGTTTAAAATATATCAAACGAATCAACATTAAAAGTGAAGCATTTTATACAAGTGAGATTACAGCAAAAGATTTTGATAAATCATGTGTTATTTTTGATGATTGTGATGTAATTAGTGACAAGCACACGAAAAAGAAAGTATTTCAAATATTAGATGAGATTCTACAAACTGGTAGGCATTTCCATACGACATGTATCTTTACAAGCCATAATGCTACTGCAGGTAATCAAACCAAGATTATTTTAAATGAAGCTACAAGTATTACAATCTTTCCTCAAACGGCTGGAAACAAATCATTGAATTATTTGTGCGACCAGTATCTTGGTTTAGATAAAAAACAAATTAAAATGTTAAAAGATACGGATAGTCGTTGGGCTACATTTATACGTGCTTATCCTCGTTGTATATTAACAGAAAAAACTGTTTTCTTAATTAAAGATATGTAAAAAATAAATCAAAAATTAATTATTAATTATTTATTTAATTATTAATTAATTATTTTATAGAAATCTTTTATGGTCATATCCATGATGTCCTTTAAATCTTCCTAATCCTAATTTATCTTCAGCTTGTTCAGTTGGTGTTCTATAAGTAGTTATTTGTGTTTTTTGTAATTGTGATGAAGTGCTGGACGTGTACCGAATCAATCCATCTGTCAAAGAATTAACAAAAATATTTAGGTCTTTCATGACTAAAGAAAAATCTTTATTCACAACTTCTGCTTCTTTTTCAAATCCTTTATGTTCTTCTAATAGTGCAGTAAATGGTAATTTTAAATCATTGATTTGTCTCTCAATATTTTGCACATACTCTGGATAATTTTGTTGTCTTTGTTCTAATTCAAATATATGTGCATCTGTTTCATCATTTTTTCTTGTTAATGTATCAATACTACGTTCTAATCCATCAATACGTGGTTGCAATTGTCTTCGTTCTGCAGGTGATGCTGTAGCATATTGTTGTTGTAATACTTGTAAGTTTTGAACATTAAAATCATGTCTTTGTTCAAGTGATTGTTTTATTGTTAATTGTTGTTCAATAATACTTTGTAATTGTAAATATTCTTGTTCTGCTGAAGCTAATTTTTGTTGTAATGTTTCAATTTGTTTTTTAGTCTTTGTTTCCAATGATTTTTTTAATGCTTCTGTTTTTACTGGGTGACGATATGGTTTTTGTTCTTCTGCTTGATATTGTTCAAGCGTACGTCCTTTTAATGGTGCATTACCATATAGTTCTTCATTTAAAAGATTAAATGTTTCATTCAAAGCAATCATAAGTTTATTTATGTTATCTCTATAATCAATAAGGTTTTTAATATCAGTCTTTGGTGTCTGCTTAAATGTTGCTCGTGCCAAAGTAAAAATACCTTTACGAATGACTGTATAAAAACGATGTATTCCTTCTTGTGCTACGTGTGAGTTTCTTAAAAGGCTTTGAGATAAAGATTTTAAAACAATTTCACCTTGTGTTTCAATATCTTCACACGCTCTTAAAAGACTTTCAACACTTTCAGCCTCTGGTTTTGTTAATCCTAAACCACGATCGTGTATATTAGCCTTTATTAATTTTTCAACTACACGCTTTTTTTGAACATTTTCTTCATTCGGTTCTACATAATGAAACATCTTATATTAAAACAAGATATTTATTTTTATCGGCGTTGAAGTTATTGAAAACTTCTAATGACATTCAAAAGTCTGTCATTATTAACCTAAAACGCCATATATTTATTAATATATATTTCAAAAAAAAAATTAATAGAGTCCATGTTCTTTTACATATTTGGACGCTTGAGGAAGAGATAGACCGTGTTCTTTCATAACTTGCGATACAATAGCTCCACGAGCAGACTTTGCACGTGGTTTCTTTCCAAATCCAATTGCTGGTAAATGACTGCCTGTAGCTTTATTGATTTCATTGTATGCACGAGTTTTTGGATAATATTTGATAAACTCACGTCCAAACTGTTCTGGTGAGATTCCACCTGTACGTTTAAAATCTTCACCCATTTCGTGAAGACCATGAGTTAAAGTTCTACGAATTAATTTATTTGTTTTACCACCAAATAGTTTCTTTCCTTGTTCTGCTAAATTAAGTCCTTTATGAACAGTAGAATCAGCAAAATCGCGCCAAAATGTAGCATCTTCTTTACGATTTGCACGTTTATTTCCACCAAATATTTTATCAATTACATGTTTTTGCTTTTGACCTCTTGCAAAAACAGAACGACCACCAAATAGTTTCTTTCCTTGTTCGCCTAAATTAAGACCCTTATGTACAGTAGAATCAGCAAAATCACGCCAAAACATAGCATCTTCTTTACGATTAGCTCGGCGATTACCACCAAAAAGTTTTTTTCCTTGTTCTGCTAAATTAAGTCCTTTATTTGCTGTAGAATCAGCAAAATCACGCCAAAACAAAGCATCTTCTTTGCGATTCGCACGTTTTCCTTTTCCTCCAAAAATCCTTCGTGCATCATTCCTTATTCTATTTGCTTTAAGTCCTGTATCTAAAGCAAACTTTGCCCAATGTAGAGCATCTTTGCTTCCACCAACCATAGAATTAGAAAATGGTGCAGTTCCTTCACAACCATCATATGGCGTGTTTCCAGAACGAATATGGCTCATAGGTCTCATACCACCTACGACCATGGTAGGTGAGTTTCGCGAAGCTTCAATTTCATCATAGTTTGAAAGAATATCCCTTAAACGACGATTATATTCGTTATCGTAGGTTAAAGTTGGATTCACCATATAATATTAGAGAATATAAAAAAAATATAATTAATTATTTTATTTAAGAATATGCGATAAATGATGTTTTAGTTGTGGAACGTGTTTTGCGTGATGAGCCATTGGCATAACCTTTTCTAGATGTTTGCTTACAAACTTGTGAAGGTGATGAACACGGTGATGAGGGTGGCGTACTAAAGACATATTGCCCATTTTTCCACCAACCATACGGTATTCTTCAGTCATTGGAATAGAAGGCATCTGCTTTGCGTCCATTACCATCTGGCGTGTAAGAATACCAGTATAAGTGGTAGAAGTGCCTTGATTGGTAACCATAATACCATCATTCACGCAAACAACAACTACTTCTGGGGTAATAGCATAACCATACTGATTTGTAACAGTGATTTGTGCTTGGAAATTGTATTGACCAAGCGAACCATTGCTTAAGGTCTCTGGAAGTGATAAATCAAGTGCTGGATCAAGAACAAGAATAGAACCACCAGTAGGAACTGAAGAAATACCACCACCACCTGCACCATAAGCACCTACCTTCTGGGCAAATCCACTGAACTGTTGCCATGTCTGGTTAGAACCATTACGGCGCGAAATCTTCCAGAGATTTTGCTGAGTGCTTGAACTCAATAGACCAGAAGCATTATTGAGGTTAATGCTAACATTGGTAATAGTAAGGAAAGTAGAAGGATTTGCGATAGTCTGTAGCGATTGAGGAAGACGAACAGCAACAATAAACTTGGAAGGAAGCTGATTAATCTGGATATTCTGGGTAGTAAGTTGTGCTGATGCACGAGAAGCAATAGCTGGGGCATTGCTAGATGGGGTAATGTATCGTGGGAAATCTGTGTATGGAACAACATTACGTGATTCAATATTATCACTTGGCTGGGTAGAAAGGAACTTAAGAAGAAGTTTGGGTGAAGTAAACATTGTTCCATTTGCACCAACACCTGAGGTAATGCTTGAAATATAAGCTGAAGAAGAACCAAAGCATCGTGTCTGTGGAACACCACCTACAACTGCACCACTTGGTGGGTTCATATTGAGTGTAAGAGTGAAGTTATTGATACCAACCATACCCATAGCTGATCGTGTGGGGTCACTCCAACTAAAAGGCGAGATGAAGATAGGTTCAGTTACATTAATAGAAAGAGTAATTACCCATGTATCTGCTACATTTGTAGAGATAAGCGAAGTATCTTGACCACCAGCAGTGATATTATGGACAACAGCAATAGATACTGGAAAAGCACCACGAGGAAGAAGACCGTGCTGGTAATCAGCATTAGAATAGAAAGCTAAAGGATTGTTATTAGCACCAACACCATCAGCATATGTGCCATAATCACTGTCTGGAAGAGATGGGGTAGTAGCATTGAACTCTGTAAGGAAAGCACGGTCATTCAATGCAAGAAATTGAGGAAGAAGGTCAGGAAGATTGACCGATACAGTAGTGTTATTAATCTGTGCAGAAGCTGTTCCAATAAGCTGACTAAATGGAAATGGCGAGAAAGCAGAATCTACACCATAAGAAAAAGCATTTGAACCAACTGGAACAGCGTGTCCAGCACCACCACAGTTAATGGTTAGAGTCATAGTAGTATTAAGAAGAATATCACGTCCCATGACAATAGATTCACTTGGAAGCTGTACAGACCAATTGAGAGATGAATTGCTATTGCTAGAAGCAGTAAATTGCTGGTAAGTAGTGGAAGAAGCACCAGATACTACAGCATAAGTTAAATCTGGGGTAATATCGGCAATGGTTGCGTCCTTGATTAGTTCAGTCTTAAAAGCAGAATCAACACTCATGTTATATAATTAGAAAAGATAAAAAAATTAAAAAAACTTTGTATTATTTGCTGACTTTTTTAAAAATCCTAATTTCAAAGTCACAGACCCACCACTCTGTAAAATGAAAGGCACTAAAGAAGAATCCCTTAATCTATAGTATATCTGGAAATCAATATTATGTAATGGTGCATTGCCATAGAGCGTGACAAGCCTATACTGTGCAGTTGGTCTATACACGAGATTGGGGCTATAATCACCATTATCAATAACCAAATCAGTCACTATTGGTGCAGTTGCTGAATTATTTGTAGTTTGAATTAAATTGACATTATTATTCAATAGAGTTGGCGTAGATACTTGACTTTGCTCCATGGGCAAGGTTTGTGATGTAATTACAAATGCTGTAATGGGTGAAATATTGGCTGTAGTCGTGGTTTCTTGGTATAGACAAATTGCTAAATAATTGCTGTAGGTTGCTGGTGCTACTGGCGCGGATTGTGGTGGTATAATGGCTTGTATATTTGTGCCACCTACATTATACATGTTTAAGCGTACATCTTTACCATTTGCCTGACCATATCCTAAAATAGTAGCTGGAAACGTTGAAAAGAGTCCAAATAATTGTTGATTCATATAAATGTTAATTGGATAAGTTGCACTAATTCCTGCTTGATAATTCAAGTCATAGTAATAAGTATTTGCTGTAATTATACCACGTTCAACTGTAGTATCCCACGAAAAAATGGGTGCTTGTAATGATGCTGGAAATGTGTTTGGATAAGCTGTATTGACTGCAGTTTTTAATGCTGTAAAACACGTATTTAATGCTAAAGTAATTAATTGACTAAAGTAAGTATAAGAATAACAATTGTAATAACCTGTGGTATTGTTTTGTAAATTATTGAAAGTTTGACTTGGTGGTAATGGTGTTGAAATTGATTTATCTTGTGGTGACCATGATATATATACTTGTTGATTGAATGCTGGTGGTGATGCACCTGCTATGTCCCATGACATACTCACACTGTAAATGGTAAGATTTGGGTCTGCTTGACTTGGTTGAATGCTTGGTATCAATACTGGGACTGTACCACTATCTACTGTAAATCGTAGCACACTTAAATAGTATTCCTCTGGATTATTTATATATGGAACTGTTCTGCTTTCATTATAATAGAATGGAAGTGGTTTTGTGTTAGCTGATTGAAAGTTTGAAACATTGATATCAAAATATATTTGGTCAGGCTCAACGCTATTTCGTAATGTATTAAAACGAGACATATATATTAGTTGTAGAAGAAAAATATATAATAATGACTTATATAAAATGGATTTAGATGAAGAATGGAAGATTTTTTGTTTAGTGCATGATTTGTCTTATTATCTTTCTATTGTTAAACTTTTGTCTAAATAATCTATATGTACAAGATACAACCATATTCTTATCAAAAAGCTAAAAGTTTAGGATTAACCATAAAGCCAAGCAAGAAAAAAAATAAAAAGATTGATGTCTATAAAGATGGTCATTACATGTATTCTATAGGATTTTTAGGATTTAGCGACTTCCCAACTTTTGCACAATATGATTTAGACTATGCTTTAGAGCGTCGTCGTCTCTATCATTTACGCCACCGTAAGGATAATGTATATGGTTCAAAAGGTTGGGCTAGTTTAGAAATATTATGGTAAAAATAATTCATAAAAAAAATATTAATGAATTATTTATTTATTTTTGAATTAAAATGAACCTAATATGTATGGAAATGTATCATTTGGTTTCTTTGTAAATATCATAAAATAATATCTTCCTGACCATTTCTTTACATTACATACTATTGCTTTTTGTAAA